TGCAGACTGGTCCATTTCATAGTATTCCGTTGGAGCATAGAAAGACGTAACTATCTCAACTTCATCATACATTGTTAAATCCACTACAACTCTCTGCACATTTGTTGAATTAGCTATAGTTGGTCCAACAGCATTCGGTCTAGGTGTGAACGTTATCACAATAGTCCCTGTTTGTTGGGGAATTTTATCAAATCTAAATATAAACTTGAACAATCCTCTCCAATATCTAAACAATTTCCTAAAATAACAAATTGGATGCCCAACCGTGACAGTCAACCCTGGTCCAGAAGCTGAAGCAGGTTGCAATACCTGTACAAACCTCAAATTCTTTGGACACACCTGAAGTGAATAAATGACAGTTCCTTCAATCTGACCACCAGCCATAGTGAATGAGTTAATTAGTGTTTCCTTGTTATACCAATAAGCCAATGACATCTCATCAGCATCTCCCATGGCCATATCAATTCTTGAAACAGCAGAATCAACAAATAATCCAAGACTGTGTGATACAATGGGACCATCTCCAGTAGCTAGATATGGATTTCCAACTTCAACAGTCATTGTTGGAGGCGTTTGTACCTGTGGTCTCCCATAACCAAACCAAGATGCAACACCAGCTGCAGCCCTGAATAACCATGATGCCGGCCCTGTGAAAGCTGACGCTGCAGGCATGAGTGCTCCAACGTAGTCTGAAACTTTTGCTGCCAACCCTAATCCTGTTGATATAGGTCTATCTGCAACAGACGTTTCCCTAACTTCTGATATGTTTGGGTTCCTGCCTCTCCTCCCTAATGGCCGCATTGGACCACCAGTTTGTGGAACAATATCACCTGCCATCTGAACATCTTTCAATGAAAAGAAGACAGTCCCGTCAACAGTTGTTATTGCTGTAGGACTACAGTTCAGTTTATTAACTACCCATATAAACAGATTACCTCTATCATAACTAGGAGTACTAGCAGAACTGCTTGGTCCATAAAACAAAGCTGCTGTGGGGGCTACATATGGTATCTCAAACTTTATAATCTTTTCTCTAGCTCTCATCCTGATTCCAGGTAATTGCATTATCTTCGCTATGTTAATAGTGTGCATTTTAAAATAATTCTGACTAATCAAATTTTGAGATGAGGCAAAAGGTAAATAGCCAACATATAGAGTTCCAGTATGGAAAGCTGTTGCATTAAGCATCACAGTCACTTCAATCGTATACTTAACAAGAGAATACCATTTAAATTTAGAATCCCATGCTCCAACGTTCCTGACGGCATTGTCCAATGGTAATCCAGAAGACACGCCAAGAATATTAGTACCAGCATTATCTGATGTCTTCCACTCAAAATGAGATATCAAGTGTAATTGGGAGAAAGAATCTGTAGGATCAGATTTTTCATCATACCTAAAATCACCTTTATCAGGTAGAGGGAGGATATTAGGCTTATCAGTTGCATTAAGTTGGTTCATTTCTGGCATTATAACTCCACAATCATGTTTAGCACTATATGCCAACCGTGTAAATGTATAACCAAGTGCAAAACAAATGAGAGCAAACATTATTATGACACCCATATCATCTAAAGTATATAGATGTTTCTGTGGTATAAAACTTTCAGGAACAATACTAGTATCAGACACGCTCAAGTTAAGCCTTGCTTCTATTGCGTGATCAAATGTATGAATCCTAGTATAACCTCCTTCTAATGAAGTTATATAATCTCTAATTTTAGGGTAATGTTTATCAAAAACTGTTTTGCCATGCATCGAAAGCTCACATAAAGCAGTGTCACACACTTGAATTCTATCTTGTAACGTAGCATTCTTCTCTTGGAAATAAAGCATCTTAAGGATGGATCTATATGCTAAAGGACTAACTCCCACCTTCTTTCCAGCATGATCCATCAACCTATATTGCCGTTTCAAAAATTCACACTCACTAAAAACCCTAGGAGGTAAAGGATTCTGCTCCACATCTGTTTTATCCGCATTAGTGAAATTCATACCTATGTAAAGCATAATCTTAGCAATAAGCTTGCTATCAACATCTGGAAAGTAATTTGGATCGTATGAGACTATCAAATCATCACCCAAATGAATAGATTTGATATGTGTTCTCAACTCAAACATATCAATTTTATTTGGGTAATTTTCCCAATTGTTTATATAATCAGGCACTTCAGGATATATCCCACCGCAATTAGCATGGATATGGTATATGTATGCACCAACTATGGTCACACACAAATCGCCAATTATATTTCCAATTTCAGTAGTTCCTGGATGTCCAGATGATAACCTAGCACACCACTGAACAAGGAATCGTCCAATGACGTGGAATGAGTATACGGTCATACGTCGTATCCATTTCCTCATCGCCACAAACAATGGATCATTAACAATAGGTCCTAGATACGTGTCATCCATAACATCAAAAGCAAAATTCAACTTTTGTTCATCAATACTCGTATCGAATTTTCCAAAGTCACCATCAAAACATTTAAACATAGAAAATGCAATTTGTAATGCTTTACTCTGTGTATAAGGATTGAAACCTTTTGCAGACCTGTTCTCAATGACATTGCTACTCTTATTCTTCTGTGCTATGAAATCTCCATAGTACTTCCTAAAGATGAAAGTGAACAACACAGAACTAGAGGAGAATAACCGTGTGTCCAAGTTGTTAACCTTCTTTTCTGATAGAATTTCATCCTTTAACTGGTCTTTAAAAAGTACAATAGGAGTTTCGCCTTTCATAACACCATCTTCAATCTCTTTAACCATTTTCAACAACTCATTCTTCCTATTAGTCAACCATGGCTTTTTAGACATGTCTGAATCCATATATATAAAAGGAAGACCAGAAGAAGTGGACATAGGTATTTTACTATATCCTAATTCAGCATTACCATTTATAACTTCTTCATCAGTTAAAACTCTATCAGGTTTCACATTAAGAGCATGATACTCAGTCACCATTGCATTCTTAATATTTTCCAATAGTAATGGACTCACAAATGCTGATGTACCAGCTGCATACTTAGAAGCAGCCAGTACTAAAGGATCAACCTTTACACCATTCTTTATAATAGGCTTCAAGACACTATTACCAATCTTTGCATCACCAAATGCATTATATAATGGACTCTTAATCTTGTTTGTATCATTAACCCTAAAGTTAGGTCTCACGCAACCAACAAGCTTACCTGGTAATGCTTTTAATAGTGGTAAGTCATCCTCACGAACTTCTACAAATGGAGTGAAATTCATGTGTGGGCTAACAATAGGTGGTTCATCAGAAATAAAGAATGTATTTATTGCATCTAACATATCTTTATGGATGGGAAGCCCATATCCATTAGAAAATGTATTCTTTATTGAGTCCCCTGCTATGTGTAACCCAGCTATCTTTGCTCCAACAGTGTAAGGTAAACCACACCATCCAGCTTTTGTCTGTATTTGTGCACTGAAAAACACTTGATGATCATATCTCCCATTAAATGTTGGTGATGCATATCCAAGATTAGTACAATTTAGTGCTTTGTAGCGTAATTGGCAATCTGTCCAAGTAAATTTTTCTTTTACATGGGGACTGCAAAAAGCTCCACCTTTACTAACTGCAAGTATACTCTGTGGCTCTTCTGCTAAAATGTGAGTTCTTATATCACTATACTCACGCCCAACTGGGACATTCCACAGCACCAAATCATGGTATGCCTCAGTAGGTTGCTTCTTTTCGTTTAGAGGATCAATAAATGACTCCTCTAATACCACTTTATTGCCTATTGTTGAAACAGCATCAGTTCTAAAATCTCTAACATACTTAGTTTGAGGCAAATGTACCAACTGAACACCAATGTGATGTGGTAATATGGCCAATCTTTTTCCAAGCATGAGTGCGTAACCAAGACACACACGTCGTTGCATAACACCCTCTAAGTAACCAACTTCAACTATATTACCACTAACTTTTTGTTGTACCGACTGTACATGTACGTCAGTAGATTCAGACACAATCTCAGTCTTCTTACCTAAGGGTCGCATCGTAGCAGTGGGTTTAACAGTAGTTGTGGACGTGTCAGATTCCACACTTGGTTTCTTTAATTTATCAATGACAAAACTAACGATACCAAATATCATTAATATAGAAGCAACTAAAGCTATAGCACCAACAATCCAATTTGTTGGGGTAACACTTGATAAACCTTTTATGATGCCATCTCTCCATGATTGCAACTTACTCACAAATACTGGATTGAAATCACTAGGTTTTGGAAACAAACTGGGATCATATAAACCGTCAGTTCCAACACCCTTAGCATTGGATGATTCAGCTCTAATAGCATTTTCACCAACTGCTCTGCCTCCAAAAATGAGATCACGAATATCATAATGATGTTTTTGCTTCTCATTGATAATACCTTGAAGAGCTTCCCTAATTTGAGGTCCATCAGGTATCTCCTTCAAGAAATCTTCATTCTCTTCAAGTATCACATCTCTATTGTTCTTATATGCATTGACATTTTGAACATAAGTTTCTAAAATCAGCTCTTTAAGTTCCTCATAATTGAGTCGCTTAATAAGCTTTCCATGTTCAAGATCATAAGTCCAGAACTCCTGATAGTCTGAAGAAACTATTCCATCACGTTTACCATCTCTTGCTGTTGCTATGCGTACCTTTTCACTATCAAAGCCCCTCTTCCAATAATCATCATCTTGATCCTTAGAATTAGGGGGCAATGCGGCCAATTCTTTACGTGGACACACATAAATCGCCATAAATCTTCTCCTAACACCACCAATATTATGAAATGTTGGAAATGAAGAACTATCCATATGTGTAAGATTACTAGTAGCTAAAACAAGTCTACTAATAAAGAATCGCGTATCTTTATTACTAATCTCTGCGCAAGGAAGGTTACAGGGTGTTGGATTTAACATGGCTAAGAATGAGCCATTGAGATCTGACTTATCAAATTGGTCCTTAATTGCAAAAACATCATCAAAAACAGCTATAGGTTGACCAGCATATGAATCAAAGTACTTCAACCTTGAAGGGTGATGATATGACACTGCAGCCGTGTTAGATAAGTAATTAATAAGCTCAGCTGTTGTTGCAAACCTTCTCCCCTTATCTGTCATTATACCATGTATGAGCTGTTCAATTGCAGTGGTTTTTCCAGTTTTTGGAGGTCCTAAGAACAATACGGCTGGAACAACAGGTCTTGTACCTGTTGCATTCACAACTCTCTTTATAGGATCTTCTATGGCTTCGAACTGTTTTAACAATGTAGAGACATATCTAGCTTCTCCATTTGCTTGATTAGCTCTTGATTGCTTAACCACCAACTCTTTCTTATAATTAAGAATCCTATAATGCATCTCTTGTGTTGGTATAAAGCCACCAACTTCAATTTTTGCTTTTATGAATTGTATGTACTCAGAATAAACCTTATATTTACCATCGTACACTTCAGGAGGATTGCCAGTATACCATGCTTTTATGACTTCAAACGCTCGTGAAAAAGAATCATAAAATGCAGCATAAGAAAAGGCCAAAAATCCACCAATGATTGTGGCATCTCTAGCTGCTTTAATTGCGCGCTCGTAGAAACCCAATTCTGAAGATTTAACTCCTGTATTGCCTGTTATTCCATATATCAAACAACCAACAACAACTGTAGCTAGCCCGATAGCAGCTTTTGCATTACTAGGTGGTTGCAATCCTGCAACTTCTGCAACAACCATGGAACCAAACACTGCTTCAAGCATTGGATCTCTACGCTTGTGCTTCCTTTTAATCGAATAGATCTTGTGTAAGATTTGTCTCCATTCTTCATTACATGACGAGTCTGTAAATGTGAGTGGTATGAAATTCTTTGATTCTTCAACTATTGCAGCTTCAATACCATCAAACTCAGTTCCAGTACTCTTGGCTAAAAGAGGTTCAACAATTGGATCTATATCAAATGTGTGTCTAATCTTAGCAACAGATTCAAAGAAAGAGTAATGCTCTTCATATAACCTGGCTAAATCTTCATCCTCTGACATTGTCAAAGCATTTGATGAAGGAGCTTTCAGACAAGCATGCACACCTATATCCTTTGCCATACTACTGGCAGAGGTTTTAATAATATAAGTAGTATCAAAACCCCTCTTGTATGCTTCTTTTAGAAATGGAAAATGAGCAAACAGCAACGTCCTTGCATAGAAAGTTTCTTCTTCCAATCTATCCATATCATCACTTGATGTCGCCATCGTACTATCTAATGTAGGTTTAGGTGTAGCATAAAGCTCAGAGATATATTTAATAGCCGTCTTAATTAAGCTCCTAACATACTCATTTAATGATGGAAATAAAGCCACCACACCACCAACAACACCAGCTGTAGCTAACACTTTCTTGGACAAATCTGCTGATCCTCCAAACAAGTATGCTACTCCAGCTATCACTGCTCCACACATCAAAATGACCATAACTGGGGATATATTTTTAAATGAGAAAAAGTCCGTGATATTCTTAGATAATCCTAAGACTGCCTCATTTAAACCCTGTAATGTATGACATGATTGATCAACCTTATACTCCAATTCAGGATCAAGCTTAACAGTGAATGTTCCATCACTAGGCAACTTGGATACTCCTTCTTGAACTATAGATGAAAATGTAGTAAACTCTTCTTTACTAGGCATTTTATCAACCTTATCTGCCATTGTGCTCGCAACAAATTTCAAACTTGTCGACAAATTATTGATAGCGGATGTGCCATCCTGCATCAATGCTTTCTCATCAGCTGGAAGATTATGTTTAAAGCTTAACATTTCTGGTTGAATAACTGATTTTTCACAACCTAAGTTTTCAGTCCTATAATCAGCAAATATACTATAAAGCTCATCGTATATTTGTTGTGTCAACTTAGGACTCTGATAATACTTAGGAGGATGTTTATCCTCTAGAGAAGTCACCTTAGCAATATCCCTAAGCAACTTCACCACATCAATTGTAGTTTTGCATTTATGGAGCTTCTTCTCAAAGTCTTTGAAATTCTCAGGAAATAAAT